TTATTTGAGACAAGACGGATTATTTGAGACATCAGATTCGGGGCATTTTCTCACCAAAACCAGGTCACCAAGAACGCCCTCCACGGTGCGCCTTGCACTGCAATGCTTTGAGTAGGCAAGAAACGACATAACCCTTTGCCGAACAAATTCCAGGCCAATCTCTCCCGCATGGTACTGGGCTGCCATTTCCCGGAAGGCCAGGCGCGCCCGCTTGATGTTCCGCTTGCGTGGCAGGATGTGCGTCGGCCAGATGCGGTAGCCGCAGAAGTCGATGCCGCGCTGCCACGGGTGGATCGCGGTCTTCGGGTTAAGTGAAAGCGCCAGGCCATTCACGGCCTCGCCGAGTTCCTGCATCACCTTCTGGGCTGAAGCCTTGTCCGGCATGATGGCGACGAAATCATCCATGTAGCGGACGTAGAAGCGGATGCCCATGTCGTCCTTGGCGATGTGATCGAGGCGGTTAAGCATGACGTTCGCACCCAGTTGGCTGGTCATGGCGCCGACCGGCAGTCCGACGCCGGCGTCATGGCCGTAGCCGCTGATGATCTTGCGCCACAGCCAAAGCACGTCCTTGTCAGAAATCGTGCGCTCCACCTCGGTCATGAGCATGTCGTGCCGGATGCTGGCGAAGTATTTGCTGATGTCGGCCTTCAGGACATAAGCCTTGTCGCCCCAGTTGCGCCGAGCGACGCGCAGGAAGTGCTGGGCACGGAAGACGGCGCGCTGGGTGCCCTTGCCCTCGCGGCAGGCGAACGAGTCCGGGATGAATTTCGCCTCGAAGAGCGGATCGACAAGGCGTACCAGGGCATGATGGATGACGCGATCCTCGAACGGAGGCGCCTGGATCATGCGCATCTTCGGCTCGAAGACGGTGAATTCGCGCTGCTTGCCGGGCGCCCAGGTCTTCCAGATCAGGTGATTTTGCAGGTTGATCAGGTTCTCTTCGAGATTGCTGGCGAAGCGCATCACCTCAAGGCGATACCGCTTTCCGTGGCGCGCTTCCTGGAAGGCTTGGTACAGATTGTCGAAGTCGATCAGCTTGGCCCATAGGCCGTTGGTTGTTTTCGGCATGATGTTCTTGTGGGTGGCCGGGCGCCGCCACGTTCGCCGGTTTCCCGGCTACTGGCCGCAGCGCCCTGTTCATCTTCGACAGCATGGTCAGGACAATGGCCCCAAAGGAAATGCGCTGGACGGCGGCCACTTGTGCCGCTCGTCTTCTGGCGTTAGTCGTTTGCGAGGCGGCCGCCGATGTTCGTATTCGAGTTCGATGCGGCGTTGTTGACGTTCAGATAGAACAGGCCGGCGTTCGCGCCGTTGCTCCAATTGCCGCCGTTACTAAGCCATTGCCCCTCAAAAAATCAGTGATGGTTACATGGCACTCCCTTCGTGCTTGATCCACGCGCCGACCATCTTGCCTATTTCGTTCGTGTGTCGCATCCAGACTTCCAGTCGGTTGGTGTTGATGTAGCCCATGCGGTGCGCCTTGCGGATGAAGCCCCGGAAAACTTCGATTTCGACATCAAGATCAAACAGCGCGCCGGACTTCTGCCGCCGCTTCCATGCGACCACTGTCTGGCGCAGCATCTTGTTCATGGCGGTGCGCATTTCGGCGCACAGCAGATGCCGCTCAATCCGTGGAAACTGGTGCAGAACGGTGTGGGTGTAGGCGTCCAGCTCTTCGAGCTTGGTCAGCAGAGCAAGGTGCGCTTCGTTCAATCCACAGGCTCCCCTTCGTCGCGCTCGATATTCCGGGCGCAATGACCGGGGTCGATCTTGTCGAGAAGCCGGCAGAGCAGGCACCCCCATGCCTTGCCCTGGCGGGCGGCCTTGCCGGCCCGGCTGCTGACCGTCTCGTCCTCGCTGCCAGTGCGCCCGACCAGGGCCGCGTTCAGCGCCTGGTCGTTCGCCACTGCCACAGGCCACGCCCGATTGCTCCCCACGATGGCGGCACCCAGGGCAATCAGGTTGCCGGCCAGCGCCATGAGCATGGAGCCGATCAGCAGGCCGATGCGGGCGCAGTAGCGTTTCATGGCCTCGCCCTTTACCAGACGATGGATGCCACGTCTTCCGCCGTGGCCGCCAGGTCGATCAGGTCTTCGGCGGCCTGCCGACGGCCGATCAGGGAGCCGGAGGCAGCGGCGTAGGCGTTCATTTTGTTCAGCACGCGCGAGGCCAGTTCCGCCACGGGCAAGCCGCGCGCATCGGCGATGGCCGTCAGCAGCGGCGCCGGGGCTTGCGGGTCGGCGGCCAGGGCTTCGGCTTCATTGACTTGCTGGGGCCAGGACTGGATTTCGCGCTCCGGGTAGGAGGCGGCCAGCGATGCGACGGCGGCATTGCAGGCGTCGTTGATTTCGGCGCGCTTGGCGGCCTTGGCGGCTTCCAGCTTGGCCTCAATGCCGGCATCAAGCTCAAGCTCGCCCAGGAGTTCGCAGGCCGCAAGATCGCAGGCCGGGATTTCCTCGGATTCGCCCTTGATGGTGACGGCGACAAACAAGCCGTCCGCCCGGTAGTCGGCGGGCACTGCCCAGGCTTTCACCTTGGCATCGGCGGCGACGGTCGGCAGCGGGACGGTCTTTTCGACGCCTTGCACCGTGACAACCAGAGAACCATTTTCGATCTTCATTCTTCGATACTCCTTCAGGAAGGAATGGGCGGCCCGCTTGGCGGGCCCGCCCGATTACATGACGCGGGTCACATGACCCATTACACCTTTGCGAGGCGGCCGCCGACGTACGTATACGAGTCCGACGCGGCGTTGTAGACGTGCAGAGCGAACAGGCCGGCGTACGCGCCGTAGCCCCAATTGCCGCCGTGGTATGCGACGCAACTGGGGTTCTGGTAGAAGTAGTCGCCATAGGTGCCGTTGCCGGCGGTCGCATTGGTGGTTTCGGCGGCAAAGACGGTCGACAGGTCGTAATCCGTGCCGCTGGCGGTCGCCATCGTGACGGGGTAGTTGCTGCCCGGCGCCGTCAGGCTGGTGGTCTGGTAGGTCTTGTTGCCGTTCTTGTCCCAAATCTTGTACTTGGAACTGGCGTCGGTTTGCAGGCCATCGACCATCTGCCACACGTTGCCCCACAAGCCCACGATGCCGCGCCATGTGGCCTGGGCGACGGTGGCGTTATCGACTGCCAGTGCGGACGAGCCGGAGACGTGGCCTTGACCGACCAGGGCCTGGCTGTCGGAACCGCCCATTTCGATCAGCGCCAGCGTCTGGATGGCTGAAAGCTGGTAGATGTTCCACAGGCCAAAGCCGGTCACGCCGCCAGTGTTGCGTGCGGCCGCACGGGCCTGCATGGTCGGGAAGTCGATGGAGACCAGCGGCGCGACGCCTGCCACAGAGCCCAGCTTGGTGCCGCCGTCGTTGGTGCCTTGGTACTTGCCCACCCAGAACTGGTCGATCTGTGCACCGGCATTCATGAAGGCCGGATGCACGCTGAAGCCGGCGACGGGCTGGTCGGAAACCATCCAGTAGCGTTTGCCGGCATAGGGGCCACTCGGGACGGTGCCGGTCTTCAGGTAGAACTTGGGCACCTTCACCATCGCCTGGCCGTCAATCGTCTGCGGCACGATGCCGGCGTAGGTCGGGTGGTTGTTGAAGGTCGCGGCTGTGGTCGTGATGGCGTTGAAATTCTCATCGACGCGCTGCCATGCGCCCGCGCCGCCGCCGGTGGCCGTGCAGACGATGCCGATGATCTGGGCGAACTGCTGCTTGGTCATGAAGGCGATGTCGGAAGACCACTCGGACGCGCCCAGGCTGGCGCCGATGTGGCGAACGCGCATCACGTACTGGGTCTGCCCGGCAACCAGGACGCCGGCGGGAACCGTGTAGCTGGTCTTGGCCGTGGTGCTGGCGCCGGAATCGTGCAGCGGCGCGGCCCAGGTGCCGGAGGCGAGGCGAATCTGCCACTGGCTGGCGGCGTGCGTGTCAGCGCCGCCGGTCGTGGCGAAGGCGGAGGATTGCAGCGTCGGCTGTTCCGGGATTTCGGCCTGGCCGCTGGTCGGCGTGATGACGGTCGGGGTATTGACGTAGGCATAGCTCGCCTTGGTCGTGAAGCTGGTGACGGCAGACCAGTCCGACACCAGGCCGGCAACGTCCTTCACGCGGGCGCGGACGTAGAAGGTGGTATTGACGGCGAGCACGCCGGCCGGAACAGAATAGGTCATGGCCGACTTTTCGCCGGAGTCGTGCAGGACGCTGGCAAACGTGCTGCTGGTGCTGATCTGGAACTGCGCCGTCGAGAAGGCGTTGCCCGCCGGGCTGACGTAGTTGGAAGCGGTCAGGGTCGGCGTCTCGATGACGTTGGTGGCGCCGGTGGCCGGGCTGCTAATCTTGGGCGCATTCGGGCGCATGAGCGGATTGACGTAACCGCCCTGCCCGGTGCCGCTGCCCAGCGCGACGACGTGCTTGATCACCATCGGCTCGCCATCGACCACCAGGCGCAGATAGCCATCGCCGCGCATCGGCACGACGTACTCATAGTCAGCGAAGCCTTCAGGTACGCCGCTGGTGCCGCCGCCGGAGCGACGAACCGACCAGGCGCGCTCAGTCCATGCCGTTGTGTAGGCGTCGCGGAAATACAGGCGGGCCTCGCCGGCATTCAGGCTGCGACGGATGACGACGGCGCGGGACGTGTTGTCGTCGCCCAGGTTGATGGCACGGGAAACCCACTGGCCGCCAATGGCGCCATCAACGCCGCCTTCGGGCCGCGCGACGAGCGTGGAACCGGTCAGCTTGGCGCCAGCGCCCCAGTTACGGGACAGGTTGGCCGCCAGGCGCAGGCGAGTACCCGAGTGGATGGCGGTGACGCGCACCAGGGCGGTATCGGTCGCATCGGACAGCAGGTAGTCTTCGCCGACCTTGACGCCGCTGGTATCGGCAACGTCCAGGGAGTCGTCGCCCATGATGCCGGAGGTGACGGAAACGCCCAGGTGGTTTTGCAGGTTGTAGCCGGCCGCAAAAAGCTCGAAGGCGATGCGGCGATTGCGATACAGCCAGTCCAGGCTCACGGCGTTCTGCACCGACGTGGGCGATGCCAGGCCGGAGAGCGTGCCGGAAATGCCGCCGATCTGGGCGACGATGGCATTGATCGTCTCAGAGAGGGTCGGCTTACCGACGCGGGCCGCGCGGATTTCGTTTTCGGTTGATGTCTGGCGCTGGTCGAGACTGGCAAAATTCTCGTCGATCTCTTCGTAGCGGGTGTTCCACAAGGCCGGAATCGCTTCCGGCTCGTTGTTGGGAATCGGGGTAATACTCGGGTTAGGCAGCGTCATGGCCCCTCCTGATTAAAAACGGGGTTTGATACGGACTTCGTACACTTCGCCGGCATCGACCACCTTGGGCGCCATGGTGCGATACGCCACCAGCCCGCCCTCAGCATCAATCAGCCCGGCCTCGGAAAACGCCATGCCCGCCGGTGCATCAGCCGCCACCAGCTCGGCAATCGCCAGCGCCTCGGTGGGCACCGGCAGCGTCAGACTGGCAATCGGCACCCGCAGGCGCTCGCTGTACAGCGCCGTGCGATTGGCCGGCGCCGGCCTGGCGGCAGCGCCAGCGTGCCCGCCATCGCCGAACGCCATGTGGGTGATACGCGGCAGCGCCCGGCCGCCCGCGCAATGCTCGGCCAGCCGGCCGCGCCAGTAGTCCGTCACCACCGCCTCGGCCTGATACAAGAAATCAGTCATTGAACCTTCCTCACGCTAAATTCCGGGCAGCGCATGCCACCCAGGCGCCACAAGCCAGAAACGCGCAAGCGGGCCGGCTCAGGCAGCAGCACCCGCGCCCCCAGCGCCCACGCGCCGTCCAGCCGCCGGCAATCGAAAAACCGCTGCCCCCACAGGCGAAACCCGGTCTCGCCCACGCGCCGCCCGCCATCGAGCCGCGCCGCCGACAAACGCCAGCCGCCATCGAGCCGCCGCCGGCGCCAGAACAGCCGTTCCGGCGGCAGCACCCGGACTCCGGGATCAACCGGCAACACCTCGGGCCGGGACACCGGCGCCACCGCCACCGCCAGCCGCGCCGACACCTCGCCGCGCACCCTGCCATGGCGCAGGCGATAGCCCGGCACCGCGCCATGCACGCGCCCCAGCACAAAACCGAAGGCCCGGCCATCCAGCCGCACCCCCTCGCCATCCTTGCCCAGCCGCCAGAGCGCATCGGCATAGCCGGACAAGCTGCGGTTTTCCCAGGGGTAGAGCCGGGTCGACGGCAAAAAAGCCCGCAGGCCCGCCGTCGCCGTCACCTTGTGCCGCGCCACCAGGGCCAGCCACAGCTGCCAGATCGCATGACGCGACACCGGCTTCCATTCCTCGACCAGCGCCTTGATCAGCGGCAGCGCACCAGCCTCGCTCACCTCGGCCAGATTCATCCGCACCAGAAACTGCGCCCAGTGCTGCACCTGCGGGATGTAGGTCATCCGATCCAGCGGGCGCAGCGCCACCGCACCATCCAGCGCCCACGAGCCGTCGAGCAGATGCGGATTCAGCGCCGCATAGGCCGCCCGTTGGTCCGCCTGCTCAATGATCTCCACATTGACGCCCACCGGCTTGAGCGCCTCGCGCACCGCCCACGGCGTGCCCTTCTTGCGATGCAGCGCAATCGAGCGCTTGATCAGCCGCCGCCGCGCCTCATCTGTGTTCGCCAGGCGCCAGCCTTCCAGCCCGGTCAAATGAAGCTGCCGCCCCAGCTCGGGCAGCAGTTGCGCATCCACCGCATCCACCAGATAGACCAGCAGCTTCTCCACCGGCAGATCAGACAAGCGCGTCACCAGCGCCGACAGCGGCCCGAAGCGCGCATCCAGCGCAATCACATCCGGGGCAACAGGATCGTGCAGCAAAGGCTCAGTCATCACCCACCCCGGCAAGCGTCACCGACTGGCTCACGGCATGCGCCCATGCCTCTGCCGGCACCACCGTGTCCGCATTCGGTGCGACAAGATTCACCCGATACACCCCCGGCACCGACAGCGCAGCAATCAGTTGCGAGCGCACCACATCGCGCCCCAGGCTGCCCGCCACCTCAGCGCAGAAGGCTGCCAGCGCGGCTTCCGCCCGCGCCAGCGTGGCCGCTGCATCGGCATCGGAAACCAGCGCCAATTGCGCGTCGACCGCAAAAGGCACATCCAGCGGGTCCGCCACCTCCACGCCATCGCACAGGGGCCGCACATCCTCGGCAGAGGCTGCCGCCAGCACCAGGGCTTTCACCTCAGGCGAGGGCAGGCCGGTCGTCGTCAGCGGGTAGAGGCGCACCAGGCCCGGCGCGGGCGAAGTCACCGCCACGTCAACAATCAAAGGGGAGGCACTCATGGCCGCAAAGCGATACGCCAGACGCGGCCCAGCGGTAGAAAACATCTCGGGCGCCAGGCGGATACGCTCGCGCAAACGGTCGTCGCCCTCCGGGTCGGCGCCGCCGGAAGTCGTCGTCAGATTCGCCACCGTCACCGCATCGGGCAGGATCGACAGCGGCTCCCTGATCTGCCCCGGCAGGTAGCCGTTGCCCATCGGCCCATCGGTATCGCACACCGCCGGCAGGTCGATGAACTGCCCGCCCGCGCCGGCTGCAATCAGCCCATCAGCCGTGGTGGAAAAATACAAACCCGGCGCCGCCTGGATCAGCGTGCCGGACGGGATCAGGGTCGCCGCCGCCGCAGCCCCCGGCCGGGTAAAGCGCAAGGTCGTGCGCGCCGGCTGGGCAGCAAGGCGGGACACCCCCACCAGCTCCCCCAGAAAATCCAGCATCGGCGCCCGCGCAAAAGCCACCAGATTCTGCCGCGCCACATCGTTGATCAGGCCGCGCACCAGGGTTTCCCGGTAGGCAATCAGGTCGATGAACAGGCGCTCGATCTGCGCCGGGTACAGCGTCTTGCCGGTCGCAGCCTCATAGGCGCGCACCAGCTCGTCGGTAATCGCCAGCGGATCATCCGCCACCAGTTTGATTGGCTCACTCACCGGGCATCACCTCCGCCGTCGCCTCCAGCCCATCGGCCAGACGGAACACCACGGACACCTTGATGCCGGCATCGCCTTCCTGCGTCACCGTCACCTTTGTGACGGTCACGCGCGGCTCCCAGCGCCGGATCGCCGCCACCGTCTCGCGCACCACATGCGGCCGGGCGCGATTGATCGGGTAGTCGATATAACGGGCGAGATTGGAACCGAAGTCCGGGCGCAGCGGGTCAGACCCCAGCGGGGTCTTCAGGATGATGGCAATCGACTGGCGCAGATCATCCAGGCCAATCGCCTCGCCATCGCCGCCCAGGGCGGGCTGCCAGTGGTGTTCTCTCGGAATCATGCCGCCATGATGGCGACAGGCTGCGCCGGGCTGAATTAAACGGATTTACCCGTCGACAAAGACGTTCGGACTTCCGGTTGCGCAAACGGAACCGCACGCCACCGCATCGCCGATGCGCGCCAGCGCCCGGCCATTGGCGAATACCGTCGGCGAACCCGTCGCCTGCACCGATCCATGGCATTCAGGGATAGCCGGGCAGCAATGCACCTCCCAGGCATCGCCCACCCGGTGCGCCCCCAGCCGATTGATGAACACATCCGGGCTGGCCTCGGCATTTGGCCGCGACGGCCAGCAGCCGTGCCCGGTGCAAATATCGCGGTGACGGTGCGCGGCCGGCATATCAGTTCAAGTCGATGCGCGGCGCGCGCATGATGATATGCGTATCCGACACGATCTCGATGTCGCCCACGCAATGAATGAACAGCTTGTGCGACGCCCGGTCGTAATCAATCAGCGTGCCATCGTCGAACACCACATGATGCTTATCCACGCTCGCCACCGGCGCCGGGTCGCGCTCGCTGTAAATCGCCCCCAGCACCACACCTTCCTCGCCCGCACCATCCAGCAGGCAGGCCACCTGCTCGCCCACGTCCGGCAGGCAATAGTGCTTGTCGCGGTGCGTCTTCGGGTGCGGCACATGCAACCAGTAGCTCTCCAGCCCGTCCAGATCAGGGAACTGCACCCGCACCCGGCAGCCAGCCTCATCCAGCGCCGTCACAAACCCAAAGCGCAGCGTCGGCGTCGACTCTTCGCGTGTCTCGCTCATGCCCCAGCCTCCCGCAATCGCTTCATCGAAAGGGACGTGGCATAGCCGCCACCCACATCAATATCGTGCCGCGCTTCCAGAATCACATAGCGCCCGTTCAATTTCGCCAGGCCGCGAATGTCGACCGCAGCCCCGGCAATCAGCGCCGGGTCGCCCATCAGCGTACACTCGAAACTCGTCTTGTCTGCCTCATGCCGCTCCTGCATCGCCTGCGCCTTGGCCTTCGCCTGCTCCGGCGTTTTCGCGCGCACCACCTTCTTGTCGGCATCCTTGGCCGCCACCGTATTGGCCGCCACCAGCTGCCCGCCCTCGACCTTGTACGTCACCAGCTTGCCGGTTTTCGGGTTATGGTGCGCCACCTCGCTCCTGGCCGGCACGTCGGTAATCCGGTCGCGGTAGCTCCAGCTCGACAAATCCTCCGGCCACAGCTCACGCACCACACCCTCAGCCAGATCGGCCAGCCGCGCCACCGCCAGCGTCTTGTTGTTGTCCGTCAGCTTGGCGGCATAGCCATATTCGCGCAGCAGGCGCACCAGAAACTGCCAGTCGCTTTCCTGGTACTGCGTCACCCGATCCAGCTTCACCGCCTCGATCTTGCCACGGCGCACAGCCCCCAGGCGCTTCGCCACCTGGTCGGCAATCGCAGAGAGCGTCGTATTCTCATAGGCGCGGCCCTGGCGGGTGCGCACGCTCTTGGTGATGCCGGTCGCCAGCGCCCGGATACGCACCGTCATCGGCGGACTCTCCACCGCCACCTCATCCACCTCGAAGCGCCCGGCAAGCTGAAGCGGCGCATGGGTGTAGCCAAAATGCGCCACCACCTCCATCGCCTTGTCCGGATACCAGCCATCCAGCCACTTGGAAATGCTGTGATGCGTTTCCGCCAGCTCGATGTCCAGGCTATCCGCCTCGCCGTTCAGCCGGTCGACAAAAGAAAACCGCACCAGGTACGGCGACAGGTCGGCAGTGATGTCCCGCCCGTTGTACTCAATCACCACCTCGGGCGAAATCGCTCGATTCACCGACGCCACGGCGGCACCCCGTTCGTATTATTTGCAACGTCCCGCGCCAGCATCGGCACCGTCAGGCGCAGCCCGGAAGGCAGCACGGCAGTGGCCGGCGCCTGCGGGTTGGCCTCCATCAGCCGCGCCACCTGGCGCACGTCCCGGTAATACCGCCAGGCAATCAAGTCCCAGCGCTCGCCCGCCTGGGTGATGTGCGTGAGATTCATACCGCCACCCCGCCCAGATCATTGCCGCGCACCGCCACCCGCGCCGCCAGTTTCGCAAGCGACGCCCCGGCCTGGTCGGCAAACCACACCGCCTGCCCGGCCCGATCCGCGGCAGAAGACAACACCGCCAGCGGGTCGCCCGATTGCAGCCAGCCCGCCGATTCTTCCAGCGCCGCCCGCGCCCCGTTGAAGGCCGTCGCCACCTGCGCCGCCTCGGTCGCCACCGCCGTCACGCCGGACAGGGTTTCAAACGCCGCCGCCGGCAAGGCCGCCGCCGCATCCAGCAGCCCGCCCGCCTTACCCGCCACCAACGACACCGCCGCCGGCGGATTGCTGGCCGCCAGGCTCACCAGCGAGCGCACCTCCGACGCCGCCGCCGCCACCTGGCCCACCGCCGAAACCGCCTGCGACACGGCAGACGCCGTCCCGGAAAACGGCCCGGCCAGCGCGTCGACCGCAACCGCACCAGCCACACCCTGCCCCGCCCCCACCGGAATCCGGTAGCCCTGGGCAATCACACCCGGCGGCTCGGGCAGCGCCGGGTCGCCGATGTATTCCTTCAACTGCACCTCGGCCTCAAAGGCAATCGCCACCCCCGCGCCGTCCGTCTGCGTCGACATCACATCCAGATCGGTCAGCACGAAAACGCCGCGATACTCGCCGGACCCCAGCACAAACGCCACCGGCTCCGCGTCATCCATGATCCGCTTCAGCCGCGCCAGCTCCTCGGCCGGCTGGCACCACTGCGCATGCAAGAGCACCCGCATCTTCACCTCATCCGGCGCAAAACCCGTGTGCTGCAACAAGCCCTTGCGGCCGATCAGCGCCTGCTCGGCGTAGTGCGCCGAAAAGCGCATGTCCAGGCCATCCAGCCAGGCGATGATCTCAAGCTCCGTCTCACCCAGCACCGCATAGATATTGCCGCTCATTTCACACCTCTGCGCTGCTTGTCCGCCTCATAGCGGCGCATCATCTTTTCAAACTCCACCAGGCTCATGGACAGCGCCTTTTCTGCCTCCTGGCGCACCGCGCCCGCCTCTGAATTTGTCGCATGGATTGTGAGCACGGGCGCGTAATGCACCACCATGCCCGCGCTGCCGCCCGCCGCCACGCCAGGGCGCGGCATCGCCGCATCCGGCACGCCCGGAACCGCCGCCCCAGCCACCGACACCGAAGCCGCCGCCGCCATGCCCGCCGCCGCCTTGGTCACTGCCCCCAGCTTGGCCGTCATGCCCAGCGACAGCCCCTCGGACAGATTGCCGCCCATCTCGGCAAAGACGCGGGAAGGCGAGCGAATGCCCAGCATGCCCTTGAAGGTATCGCGCACCGAAGCGCCCACCGACTTGATCGCCTCGCCGGCTGCCGCCAGCTTCTGCTTGATGCCGTTGATCAGCCCGGCCACAATCTCGCCGCCCAGGCGCAGCATTTCCCCCGGCAGCGCCAGCAGCTTGCCCGGCAACGACAGGAACAGGCGCACCGCGCCCGCAACCGCCTGGCCGACACGCACGCCAAAGCGCTCGGCTGCGCCGCCCGTATCCTCCACCGGCTTCAGCAGACCACTGAACCAGCCGCCCACCTTGGCGAGCAGATCGCCAATCGGTTTCAGTACCGGCGCCACGGGCGCAAACGCCGCCTGGATCGACGCCCCAATCGGCGCCAGCCCAGCCTTCAGACCGGACCACAAGCCCTTGAAGAAGCCAGCAATCGGCCCCCAGAATTTGTAGACGAGCAGCGCCGCCGCCGTCAGCGCCAGGCCAATCGGGTTCATCAGCACCGCCCGGCCCAGCCACATCACCGCCTGGCCCGCCAGGCGCAAGCCCATCACCAGACGCCCGGCCAGCAGCCTGGCGACCTGGCCGATCCGCGCCCCAAAACCCACAAACGCCCCAGACTGCCACAAGCCCTTAAACCACAGCACCCGCCCGCCCACAGTCAGCAGCGCCCTGCGCAGCCTGTTCAACGGCGACAGCACCAGAAAATTCACCGCCCAGCCCATGCCCAGCACCGCCAGCTTGCCCGCCGTCAGCGCCAGCCCGATGCCGACAATGGTTTTCACCAGGCCGGGGTTCGCCTGCGCCCACTCGCCAATGCCTTTGATCACCGGCGCCAGGCCTTCCATGATCGACACCAAGGGCGGCAGCAGGGCATTGCCAATCGACAGCCCGATGTCCTGCGCCAGAATGCCAAAACGCTTCATCTGCTCCTGGCTGCCCGCCATGCGCTTGGCAAAATCATCGCCCAGCATGTCCTTGCCGCCGGCCGCCATCGCCCCTTCTTTAATGCGCTTGAACGCCTCCATGTCGGCAATCGCCGGCCGGATGAAGCTCATGGCCTGCATATCCTGGAAGAGGGCACCCAGGCCGTAGGATTCCGACAGCGCCTTGACGCCATCCATGTCGCCCGACTTGGCCGCAGCGTCGAACCGCTTCACCGCCCCCTCGCCGCCGACCTTCTTCATATAGTCGCGGATGATCTCCAGCATCGCCATCATCGGCGTCATGCCCTGGGCGCGAAGCTGGATCAGGCTGCCTTTCAGATCAATCCCGGCCTTCTCAAAATCCTTCAGCGTATCGGGCGCCGTCACCTTGGACAGGAAGTTGCGCAGATTATTGGCCGCCTCATCCGAAGACCCCGCCCCCTTCCTTGCCACCTGCAAGGCCGCGCCCAATTCGGCCACCGCCTCCTTGCCCGTCACCCCCATAGCCTGCATCATCGGCGCCAGATTCGGCATCCACTTGGCCATCTCTTTCAGCTCGAACTGGCCCTGCTTGCCGGCATAGGCCAGCATGTTCAACGCCGCCTCGGTATCCTGCGCCCCGACATTCAGGTTGTTCTTCAGCGCCACGAACACATTGCCCAGATCCTCCACGCTGGCCCGCGTCGCCGTCGCCGCCTTGGCCAGAATCGGCGCATAGCGCTGCAACTCTGCCGACGAGGTAATGCCGGAAGCCGCCAGCGCCTGAAGCCCGGCGCCCACCTCCGTCGCGTGCTGGTTGTACTGCCGCGCCGTATCGCGCAACACCTGCCCCAGCTTCTGCTCTTCCGCCCGCGTCATCTCGCCGGTAATGGCAATGTCTTTCACCAGGTCTTCCAGCGCGGCCGCCATCTTCACCGACGCCACCACCGGCGCCCCCACGGCCAGCGCCGCCCCGGCGGTTTCCCGCATGGCAGAGAGCTTCTCGTCGCGCCCGGCCTTAAGCGCCGCGCCGCGCTCCATCGCACGGTTCAGCGCCTCGGTCTTCTGCCTGATCTGATCCAGCGTGCGCCCCAGCGCCTCGTAGCGCCGATGCAGCTCACCCAGCGGCCGCCCCGGCGACGCCATCGCCCGCGCCATCACGCCGCCAAGGCGCTCATGCCGGGACTGCAACCGCTCGGCCACCGCCCCCAGGTCGGCCACCGTCTTTTTGGCGCCACCCAGCACCGCCTGGAAGGACCCGGCCAGCGCCGCCCCCACCACCAGCTTGAGTCCGATTTCAGATGCCATGCTATGCTTTCCCGATGGATAAAGAAGACCGCGCCGAAGCCATTGCCACCGCCCTGATCTGGCTGATCGGGCTGGCCCTGTTCGCCTGGAGCTGGCAGGTGAGCGGCTCCTTCATCGCCGCCCTGATCGTCACCGCCGTCGGCGGCTTCTTTCTGGTGCTGCTGGCCGGCCCGCTGGTTGCGGTCGCGGCCTTCCTGCTCAGTCTGGCCGCCGACCTCATCTGGCCGCCTCGTTCTCGGCCTTGATCTGCTCCGCCGCCAGACGGCACCAGCTCAAAAAATCATCCACTTCCAACCCGTCGATCTCCGAAGGCGGGAAGCGGAACCAGCGGGCCAGCAAGCCGGCCCCCTTCCAGAGGTCTGCCGGGTTAATCCAGCATGCCGCGAAAGGCATCTTGCAGCGCCTTGTAATCGGCCAGGTCCAGCTCCAGCACATCCTCGGGCAGCAGGCCGGCAAGACGCGCCAGCAAGGCCACCTCCTGATCCTCCTGACTGGCGCCGCCCTTGGACGCCTCGCGCAGATCGGCCACCTTGGCCCGGCGCAGGGCCAGCTTGTCCAGCACCTTGCCGGAGGCCAGTTGCACGGGATATTTGAGACAAATTTCCTGCGTCATGGCTTAACCCCCGATGTTGGCGCGGTAGCTCGCCAGCACATCCCGGCCGCCCGCCTTGTAGATATTGGCCAGCACGTCAATCTCGGTGATGTCCTCGCCGCCCACCGTCAGCTTCATATAGGTGGCGATAAACTCGGACTCCACTTCCACGTTGTCGTGCTGCTTGAAGTTGCCGCCCGGAATGCTCTTGAAGATCACGGTCAGCAGCGCCACCACCGGCTTTTCCTCGGTGCGGCCCTGGCTCGAATACACCTCCACCGAACCGCGCACCTGGAGCTGCACGCTCTTGAACGGGTTGGCCGTCTTCTTCAGCGCATCCGCATAAAGAGAGGACCACTTGATCTTGCCCTCCAGCTTCTCGAAGCCGGCAAAGGCTTCAATGGTGCCCACCATGCCCAGCGCCTTGTGCTCGGCCATCTTGGCCTTGAGCACCGGCAGATTCACCTCGTCGGCGCGGCCCAGCATCGAGCCGCCGTCCAGATAGACGTTGGCATTGGTCAGGCGATTAATGGAAATCTTGCTCATGGCCTACTCCTTATTGGCCGCTGCCCAGACCGCGCAGCAGCTCGATGTCGATGAACGACTCAAACGTGATGCGCTCGGCAGGCGTGGGCGGCATGAAGGTGATGTCGAAAGTCAGATGCCCCAGGGCAATCTCGGTGGGCGGATTCTTCGCCGGGTCGTAGGTGCAACTGCCGTCGATCAGCGCGCCCCGGCTCACCAGGGTGCGAATGAAGGCATCCACGCTGCCCTTGATGGCGTCGATCAGCGCATCGTTGATCGGGTAGTCGATGAATTGCAGCATCGAATACTCCACCGACTCGTGCAGCACGTCCGCCGTGCGGCGCACATTGATGAAGTTCTTCGGGTGGGTCATGGACGGCCAGGCAGCCGAACGGTTGCCCCAGGTGCGCAGCCCGGTGCCGAAGCTATTGAACAGCGTTACGATGCCGTTTTCGTTCAGCAGGTTGGCCTCCGACTGCGGATCATTCACCCGTGCCGTAATCGCCCGCTCCACACCCGTGATGCCCATGATCTCGGTGTTCGACGGGCTCCACCAGTAGCCGTTTTCCGTGTCCTTGCGGCAGATGACGCCCGCCAGGCGCTGGCTGAAGGGCTCCAGCCGCTCGCTGTCGGTGGCCTGGTCGTAGACCTTGAGGTGCGGATAGCACAGGATGGCGCGCTCGGAGCTGGTGTTGAAGTTGATCGTGCCCGCCGGGCCACGGCCTTCCACCGCCTGCTGCACCGTCACCCCGATGGGGGCGTCCAGAATCGCCATGGCCCGCAACTTGTGCGCCATCGCAATCATCTCGGTCGAAATCGACAGCAGGGTGCAATACACCGGCGCCAGCACCAGCTTGGCGTCGAAGCCGAAGCGGTTATAGGTATCGTCCAGCGCCTGGATGCCGGTCCGCTGGCCGCCTGCCGTCACCGTGCCGATCACCTCGGCAGGCGTCACCTTGGCCGGGTCGACATACTCATAAGCCACCTTCAGGCTGGCGCCCGCCGCGATGTCGCCGGTCTTGACGCGCACAATCTCGCCCTTTTCGGCGTCGACCGTGTAATCGTCATTCAGATCGTACGTCGTCAGGCCGTCCGCCGACTTCACCACGACAGCGCTGACATAGGGGTGCGCCAGCGCCGCGCGGCTGGTGATGGTCGAGAGCGCCACCACCTCTTCCGGCACCGCCGTGCGATGAATCGCCGGGTCGCACACGTTGATCACGATCACCGTACCGGCGCCCTGGTCGAAGATGGCGTCCAGCGCCTGCGGAATGGTAAAGCCTGCGGCCACGGCGGCATCACCAAACTGCACCGCATCGCGCGTCGACAGCACGATCACCGGCTCATTCACCGCGCCGGTCGGCGCCGTGCCGATCAGACCCACCACCGCCGTCTTCACCTGGCGGATGGGGCGCGGCCCCTTCATGATTTCGATGGTCTCAACACCATGCAGAAAATTCGCGGCCACGGCTCAAGCCTCCTTCTTCTTGGTGGCCGGCTTTGCCGCCTCGGCCACCCGTTGCAGATACCCCTGCGCCTCCAGGGTTTGAGTCAATGCCGACTCGGGCAGATCAACCTCACGCCCAGGCCACAGCAGCACCTCGGTGCCGTCGGCCAGCGTCACGCCCGATGCCGGGCCGTTGTACTTGAACTTCATTCCACGATCTCCTGTTCAAAACCGTAATCGGCCACCACCCGGGTGAGCGCCGGCCCGCTATCGCCCTCGGCATCCTCAACGGCCAGACTCTCCGCAGAAAACACCAGCTCATAAATCCAGTTGCCCGCCTCCTGCGACACAAAGCGCTCGGAGGCAAGCCGCAGCTTGCGGCAGTCCGGCAGGCGCTGCCCCAGGAGCGCCAGGCGCACCGCGTCGGTAATCGCCAGCGCCCCGTAGGCGTCATGCAGCGTGCGCGCCACCACGGAAATGCCAATCGACAACTCCCGCGCCTGCGCCACGATGCCGGTATCCACCACCTCGCCATAGCGGCTGCCCCGGTAATCCACCAGGAGCGCCGCACGCGGATGATTCATGCGCCAGGCAGCAGGGTTGTCCGGGTACAGCTCCACCGCCACGCCGGGCACCTGGGCCTTCAGACGCTCGGCCGCCGCCAGCAAAATGGCCTTGGTCGTCGCCATTAAAATTCACCCCCCACGAACACCCGCCCCGGCGTCGCCGCCTTCGGGCTGCCCGCAGGCGCCGTCGTGCCCAGGCGCAGGTCGCCGGCTGCAATCGCCGCCAGCGTCTTCCGGGCCGCATCGCACTCGCGCCGCACCGCCTCGGGAAAATCCATTCCCTCCGGCCGCCGGGCGTACAGCCGGCAGCGCGCCAGGCTCACGCACAGATGCTTGATGATGGCCGGCGCAGGCACCGGCAACACCAGCCCGCCATCGGCCAGCGCCGCATCAATCTCGGCGGATGCCGCCGCCAGCATCTCGCCAATCACCGTCGCATCCGGCACCGTCGCCATCGGATCATCCGCACTCAAACGCAAGAGCGTTTCGGGCGGAATCGCCAAGGCGAGGTCGGATTGCAGGGCGTAGGTCACTCAGAACCCCCGTTGCCAGCGGTTGCCCCGGCCTTGTGCCGCGTTTTTTTGCCTTGGGTAATACCAACACCCACCCCGGCATCGTTTAACGCCTTGGCGGGGCTGTTTTGCGTTTCTGCCGTTTTTTCACCATCGACCGCGGAAACCGCCCCCTCGGGGGCAGCCTCCGGGTTATGGTGGCGGCGCAAAGTTCCGATGCCCATGACCACCCCCTCTTACTGAGTCACCAGCTTGACCACCGGCAGCGGGCTGTCCTGGAACATCGCCGTGGCAAAGATGGAATCCGCCGTGATGACCGTGGTGCGCTTGATGGTGTCGCGCTCGGTCTCCACGTTCATATTGCGCTGATACCACAGCCCCAGGGCGCCCTTCTTCAGCAGCAGGTTGCGGTAAGTGTTGGGCGAACCGGCCACCGTGGTGATGGCATCCGACACGCGGATCGGCACGCCGTAAACCTGGCCCACCACGCCCTTCTCGATCACCTGGTCGGCCTTCTGGGTCAGGGTCTTGAACTCCGGGAGCTTGATCAGGTCGCGGTAGACCTTGGAATGCACCACCAGGCCGGAGATATTCACCGAGGCGTCATTCCACTTGCCGATGGCGTCCACGATGTCGTTCAGGGTGATGGTGCCGGCGGCCGTATGTTGCAGGCTGCTGGTTTCCGCTGCCACGATCAATTCGCGGTCGGCGGCGCGGGCGGCATAGCGGGCGAACTGGCGGGCCACTTCCTTCAGCGGGTCGTCGTAGCTGGCCAAGAGCGCCTCGTCGGTCACCTCCACGCCACGGGCAAACTTCTTCACCGTGGCCGTCGCAGCGGTGGCCGCGATGTTGGCCACCGGCATGGCACTCCCCTCGGCCACCTCGGTAAAGTCGCCAATGGTGCCCCAGCGCGGAATCTTGATCGTATTGCCGGGGCCGCCCTTCAGGTTATCCAGCACAGTGACGGCATCCGAACCCGCCAGCGCAAGCTGGCCGGGGATTTCGGCGGCAATCATCGCCGCCAGCACTTCCGGGATGATCACATTCGAGGTCGTGGTTACAGGCATGGTCGTGCTCCTTATTCAGTAAGGCCGGCAGCGCGGCGGAAGGCTTGCGGGTCGCGCTGGAACAGCGCGGCGGCTTCGTGGCCGCTCATCTGTCCAATCGGCTTGATCTCGGCTTCCGAATGGTCAGCAGCCGCCTCGCCCATCGGGATCACGGCAGGCAGGGCAGAGAGCGCCTCGCGGAAGACTTTCACCAGCGGCTCCTGTTGGCCACCCTCGGCAAAGTCGGCAGAGGATTCGGCCAAGTAGTCCAGCGTCGCCACCATGGCCGGCGCCACGCCGGGGGTCAGCTTGCCGGCCTTAACCAGGGCTTCGGCAAAGGCCGCGTGCTCGGCGTGCGTCGCCGCGCGCTTCTGTTCATTGAGCGCAGCCGTGGCCGCCTCGGCGGCCGCCTTGAGGCTGGCGTTCTCCGCCTCGATGGCGGCAAGCTTGGCCTTGAGTTCAGCCAGCTCGGGGGTTTGGTCAGACATTACGGGGTCTCCTTGCTCGGATTGCTTGCGACAAACTTCTTCAAATTCCGCCACCCCGTCACCCTCCGACAGCGTCACCGGCGCCAGTCCCTTAACGGCAGGCGCAGCACCGCCCAAGAGCCCGACATGGCGCAGATACAGCACGCCAGGCACGGGGTTGGCCGGGGATTCGGGGAGATACAGTGAAGCGGAAATCTTGCGGTACATGCCCACGCGGATCGCGTCGGCCAGCAGAGGGTCGATGGTGTCCACCTCGGCAAACAGGTCGTCGCCTTCGGCCACCAGACGCGCCACCCAGCCATAGGCCGGTGTGTTGTCCTGCGGGTGGCCGATCACCAGCGGCGCAGCAAAGCGGGCCGGGTCGTAGGCGGCCGCCATCGCCGCCAGCTCGTCCGCTGTATACAAGCGGGTGATGCCGTTGCCCGACGTGTGCAGGCCAGCCTTAAAAATATGCAGCCGGGCCACGGGTTGCCCCGGTGCATCCGGCTGCCAAGGGCCCGCACTCGCGTCGAAAGAGGAAATCAGGGAGGGGTGCGTATACATGCCGCCATGTTGCCGGCGGCGGGCATCTTGCTGAATTAAAGGGATTTACCCCTTATCCACAGCCCGGAGAAATCAGGCCAGATCGGCCAGCACATCCTTGATGTAGTCGGTCAGTGTTGCCAGGGCAGCCCCCTGGGCGGCCTTGTCGTCGGGGAAGAACGGGCGGGCCGGAATGTCGCCCCACGGAATGGGCGCGCCGCGCCGGGTCTGGCCGAACTGCCCGCGCTTGGCGCCGTACTGCAACACCGCCGCCTGAACGCCGCCCGCCGACACCAGCACCGACTGGCGGCCCTGAACGTGGTGTGCCAGGCGCGCATCCTTGAAATTGCCCGAGTCGATCAGCGGCTTGTCACCGCGTTTCCTGAGCAGCGTGGTCGGGCTGTTGGGCGCAAACGGACGCCCCGCCCAATCCTTGCCCGCCTCGATGCCGGTGCGCGTACCTTCCACCAGGCGCTGCCCGATGCGGTCCAGCGCCGGGCTCATGTCGCCCAGCCGCGCCGCCAGCTTGTCGAGCGCCTGCTTCAGCGCCCGGTCGTCGAGTTCGAGACGGATCATGCAATTCGACGGGGGCGCTGCCCCCCGTTTTTCATTTCAGCCGCCATGCTGCTTCAGCCCCTTCACCACCAACGCCACGCCGCGCTGTTCGCCTTGCTTGAAAGCCTCGGCCAAAGAAAAGCTCAAGCCCAAGGCCAGCGCCGCCGGGTCCGTTTCCTGAATAATCCTCAACCACCCTTCCCGCGACCGCCACTCATCAACCTCGCCTTTTGCGCAGCGCAAGGCATACTCACGAACCTCGCACGCTGCATCAGTCACTTCTCTCGACAATCTAATCATGACCACTCCCTCAAACATTGAACGTTTCAACGAACTGACGGCAAGGATTCTTGCCGACCTTTACCAGGCATTCCCCATGCCGAGCGAAGTGTTCTCCGCTCACTACGCAACAGCACCCGAATACGGCACGGAAGGCCAGCCCGATGAGGCGACCGAATTCTTTGCCGCCACCATTCGCTGGCTGGAGGCGTCCGGCTACATCCGTATCGGCACGGACCGGGGCTTTGTGTTTATGGATACCGTCCTCACCCCCAAGGGCCTCGAAGCCCTGTGCGTCACGCCCCGTTCGCTCCAGGGCGAAGCGCCGCTGGGCGAGCGCCTGTCTGAAGCGCTCAAGTCGGGCAGCAAATCCCTGCTGGCCGAAACCATCAAGGCCGTGCTGGCCGCTGGCGCTTCCCGCTGGTTTGGCGGGTGAGCTATACTGATCCTGGCTGAGGCATGGTGTACGCCGACGGGTAAGGGCAGTCCGCATAGGATGATGATGCTGGTTCGAGTCCAGCCCCATGTCACAGCCACCCTTCCAGCAGCGTGTAGCCCTTGCCGATACTGCTGGCAATGCCTTCCACATCCACCGTCTGGCCGGTTTCAACGATGTTCATCTCGCCGGCCTTCTTGCCCCGGTAATTCACACGCACCACCAGCTTCTTGGCGTCGCCTGGCGCGTCGTAGATCAGTAGCAGCGCCGGGCCTTCCCTATGGGTTTCGTCCAGAATCACCGCCTGCGGGTTGCGCAGATGGCGAGGCAGATCGCGGAACCACGTTGCCGGCAGCTTGTGCCCCTTGGCATCCCGGAAGGCGTGCGCAATGTCCCGGTCGCGGATGGCGATTTCTGCGGTCGACGGCATCACCCCGGCGGTTTTCATGCGGGCCACCCACTCGGGCTTCATGGCCCCCACCACCATCCATTTGCCTTCAGGCCGGGCGCGGCTCGCCAGCGCCCGGTCAAAGAAGCCGCCAAACTCGTCGGCCAGTTTATCCAGGGGCAAATCCTTGCCCAGGTAAGCGCCCACCTCGGCAGGCAGCTTGGGCACCTTGCCGGCAAGCTGGCTGATGGAATCCGCCACCGTCCCGCCCGGCATATACCCCCAGCCCTTATCAATCCCCACCGGCTCGCCGGTCTTGGGGTTGATCTCATCCCAGCCCTCCGGCAGCGGCTTGTTCATGTCGCCGCCCAGGCGCTTGGCCGATGCCGGGCCATCCACGCCAAGAACACGGCAACGGCAATTGCTAACCACTAGCCCGCCCGCTAGAATCAATCCTGTTTTCGTGGAGAAATCATAGACATGTCCAGCCCAATCGTATTGCCTGACGTCGACCACTTCATCCGTCGCTACCAGTCCGGCGTTAGCCTCAAGCAGCTTGCCGAAGAGACCGGATATTCCCGCTGCGCCCTCTCCAGAATCCTGCGCCAGCACAACATCCCCGTCCGGAACAGAAGCGACGGAATGCGCGCCAGGTGGGAAACCGAAAAGACCACGGGCGACTGGCAGGCCCGCCTGATGTCCGCCGCCTGGGCCATTGCCGATGCGCGAAACGACGACATCGAGCGCAAGGTCGTTTCGATGTACCGAGCTGGCAATGTCAGCCAGGCCGCCATTGCCCGCCGTCTTGGCCTGGCAAAGCCCACCGTCGGCGGCATTCTGAGAAAGAACGGCATCGCCAATGATCGCCGCCTGGTTCGCCGTGCCGCCGGCAATGTTGGTGGATTCAACACTGCCAGCCAGTGCGCCATAGAAACCGGGTTTGCCGCCGCCATGTCCCAGCGCGGCATGGACTACATCCACCAGCATGCCGTCGGCACCCGCAATGTGGACTTCGCCTTCCCCGCTGCCGGCGTCGCCGTGGAAATCGTCCGCCGCCATTGGAATGACGCGAAATCCCTGCGCCGCGAGCGCCTGGAACAGATTGTCGGCACGGGCTGGCGGCTGTGGATTGTGTACGATCCCAACCAGCGCGGCATTGATGTCGACGCCTGCCTGAATCATCTGGTCGCCTGCCTGGACTTCGCCCGCAGCAACCCATCCGCGCCCGGTCAATACTGGATGATTGACGGTCAGGGCAATCCGCTTGCTGCTCGCCGTCCGCAACTCCACCATCTGGCCGCGATAGAAGAACCGCTGGCCTAAACGGGCATCGGCCCGCACCAAGGTGTCACCAGGGAAGCAATTCCAGCCATTGGGCGGGTAGTGCGTCTGCCAGAAAGCATCGTCCGCCGGGCGCACCACGCCGTTCAGCGCCTGGTGATGCGGGCGGGGGTGGCGCACCGAGTCCGAATGCTTGTACATCCAGTAGCGGTAGCCGCCGGCCTTCAACTGCGCCAGGCGCCCGGCGCTGTAGCTGGTCAAGAGGTTGGTTTCGTAAATCACCCGCGTGCGCCAGGCTTCGCCCGCCTTGCTGCCTTCGCCGGTCCAGCCGTACCAACCCCGGTCGCTCACGATCTGCTTGAAGCGATTCCTGAACTGCGCCAGCGTCTCGCCCTGGGCAATCGCCGCATCCACGGCGCCGGCCAGATCAGCCAGCAGGTCGGCCTTGGCCGCCCCCGCCACCATGAAGGCGCGGTCGTGCTGGCTTTTCCATAGATCGCGCCAGGTGGCCGTCGGCACCTGGTTGCCCAGCTTGCCGCGAAAGAAGGCCACCTGCTCGGCAAAGGGTCGGCGCAGGGCAAAAGCCAGCTTCGGATCAGAGGCCACGGGCATTGGCCCACTCCCAGTCATCCCGGCATTCGGCATCGCACCAGCGGGCGTTGTCTGTCACCACATGGCCGCACCACAGGCAAAAGCCCGTCGGCTGCGCATCCTGCTTGCCGGCAGCGCGGCAGATTTCCGCCACGGCGGCACTCGCCATCATCGCCACCAGGTCGTTGGCGCGGTCGATTTCATCGGCCATCGCCGGACTCCTCTTTCACATCCAGCCGCCCAGCCAGATCGGCGGCGGCAAAGCCCATCGCCATGATCTCGGCCAGCTCATCCGTGGGCAGGTCGCCGTAGGCGGACAGCAGGCGCTCACGCAGGGCCTCCAGGCTTTCCGCCTCATCGGCCAGGGCCTGCACCCGCTCCAGAATCTCCTCCCAGGCAATGCGGGCCTCGGCCTGCATCTGGGCCACCTGCGCCGTCACCGGCGTGGGGTCGGCGTCTTTCGGCTCGGCGTGGATGGGCGAACCCGAAGTTTCCGCATGGTTCGCCAATGGCTTCGCCGCCGGTTCGCCAGTCGGATTGTTGCGGCCAACGGGCTCGGGCTTGGGCTTTTCTTCCCACTCGCCGCCATAGGTCTCGGTCAGGTATTTCAGACTGGGCACAAAGCCCATGTCGAAGATGGCCTTGTCGCGCACGATGCGCCGGTCCAGGTCTTCGTCGTCAAAGACGCGCCACACCTGCGGCACGGCGGCGCCGGGGAAATTCCACTCGGTGAGCCAGGTCGACACGCTGTCGCAGAAGCTGGCCGAAAGCACGTCGGCATCGGCCTGTAGAATCGCGTCCTTCACCCGCTCGCGCTCGCTGTCGTTGCCCAGCTTGCCGGCGGTGCCTTCCACGGTGGCGGTCTGCCCCAGGGAAACCTTCAGGATGGCGCGGTCCATGGCGGCAATGAAGCCGGCGTGGTCCGCCGTGCCGGCGCGGGTCGCCTCCAGCAGCTCGGCCGCCATGCCCTCGGGCAGGATCACCGTGGAATCGCGCACCACCGCTTGCAGGGCTGCCAGCAGCTTGTTCTGCTCTTCCTCGCTGGTGCCGCCGGGATAGCGCCCAAGCACCGTCGGGGTGCCGAACTTTTCCAGATAGACGGCCCAGAAGCGCAAGGCGTTGCGCTTCATCCACACCGGCCAGTAGAGGTAGTGCGCCAGGCCCAGCCCATAAGGCGCATCGAAATGATCAGCGCCGAAACGCGCCACCCAGAACTTGCGCTCCGGCAGCAGCTCGCCCGGCCAGGGGTTTTCCAGGGTCTTCAGGCGCAGGCGGGATTCGCCGTCGAAGCCGAAGCGGCGGCGGTTCCTCACGCGAATGTCCGCAATGCCCACCTTGCCACCGTCGGCCCGCCAGATGACCTCCGCCACGGAGAAGCCGTAGAACACGCCCGATAGCATCTGCGCCGTGACGTTATCCCATTGCAGCGCATCCAGCTCGCCCTGGAGGAAGTCGGCGGCGGCCTTGTCGATGGCCCGCTTGCCGCCCGGCCGCACCTGCCAGGGGCGGGCAATCACGCCATGCACGCGCTGATTGACGGCAGCGCGCACGGTGTCGTCGCGGATCACTTCATCATAGGTGCGGTAATCGCCGCCGCCGCGTTCGAGCAGCACCGTGTCATCCACGGGGGCCAGTTGCAGCGGGTAGAGCCAGCCACGGGTAATGTCGCGCCCGTCCCGGCTGGCGGCAATCTCCTGCTTGTCGGCCTTCGTGGCCGCAAAGTCGGCCACGGCGCCCGGCGCTGGCCGTCTGGAGCGGGTTTTCGTTGGTTTAGCCATAAAAGCCTTCCCAGTTGCTGTTGTAGGGCAGGCCGGCGGCTACTCGCTGGCCGGCGCTCTTGAATTCGATCGGCACGCGCGGCTGGTGCGCCGCTGCGGTCGCCAGGGCAATCGCCCAGAAGCGGTCGGCGTGGCCGTTCTCGCTGCGTTCCGCCACCAGGCGCGGCGCGCCCGTGGGGCCGGCCACCCGCTGCACGCTGTGCAGGTCTTGCCGCAAGGTGGTATTGCCCACCGGCAGGCGCAGGCGCTTGTCTTCCATGCGCTCCTTCAGGGCCGTCGCCATGTCGAGCTTGCGCGCCACGGAGAACAGCACGCCTTCCACCCGGTAGCTGCCATGCCGGCGCTGCGCTTCCTGTACCGGCATTTCGCCCAGGCCGGTCTGGTCCAGCGCGGCGCGGGTGACGCGGTAATCCCGCATCACGCGGTCGAGCGTCGCCAGTTGTTCCGCAAAACTTGTCGCGCGCAATTCGATCAATTCCCGCAGCCACAGCACGTCGCCGACCTGCTCCAGCACGGCAATCACCGTGAGGTCGCCACGGGCGGCAAAGTCCATGCCCACATACACCGGCCCGCCCTGGTACACGCCGGGGGCGTCGGCATCCTCGCAGCCGTCGATGAGGTCATAGGGCAGCCAGGCGGTAGCCTCGTCCACGAACTGGCACTCGAACTCCTGCGCCCAGGCGATGGGGTCGGCCATCGCGCGCTTGAGTTCGTCCACGTTGCGCGGCAGGCCGTCCGCCACGGCGTCGTGGATGGTGACCACGTGCCGGGAAAACAGGCTGTCCGGCGCGGTCATGATTTCGTAGAACTTGTCGCCCCGCCCGTTGGGGGTGGAAATCACCCGCAGCTTGAGGTCAGGGCGCGAGACCACCGGCAAGAGCGCCGTCCAGATGGCGCGGTTGTCCTGGTGGTGGGCAAATTCGTCGAGGATCAGGTTGTCGCTCATGCCGCGCGCGGTGGAAGGCTTGGCCGCCACGGCGCGGATATAGCTGCCACGTTGCCCGATGCGCACCACGTGGGCGAGCTCGTCCACATCCAGCGGCTCATCCAGCGCCTGGAACGCCTGCCCGATGGCGCGCAGGTGCAGCTTCACGCCATTGTCCATCGCATCCAGCGCCCGGTCGCGCGAGACGGAGAGGATCGTCCAGCGCGACACCCGCCCGGCGGTTTCCGCCTCCAGCACGTCCAGCACCGCCTCCAGGGTGGTGGTGAAGGTCTTGCCCGTCTGGCGGCTCCACATGCCCGCCTTGAAGCGGGCATCGTCGGCCAGATAGCGGCGCTGGTAGGGGTAGAGGATGGGGGGGCTCATGGCGCGATCACGAGCTCCACGTAGTCACGCTTGGCGGCCTGATTCAGCGCGCGCACACGTCGCACCTCCTCGATGTGGCAGTCGCGATAGAGGTCGCGGATGAGGGGATGATCGCCGTAGGTCAGTATCCAGCGTCCGCGCACGGATCGCAGCCGCTCGCGCAGCGCGGCGTGGTCGTCAGCGCTGAAGGCGTGGTCATAGATCTGCTGGTCGCCGTCCGCATAGGGTGGGTCCAGGAAAAACACCGTTCCCTCCCCGTCGTAGAGGTCGATCATGCGCTGCCATGGCAACTGCTCGATCATGACGCTTTGCAGACGCTGCGATACGGCGCGCATCTGGTCGACAAGCTTCGGGATCGGCTTGGCTGGGGCTGTCTTGCTGACACAGAAGCCGCGCCCGGCTCCACCCTGAAACCCTGAGTGCCGAACCATGATCCAGCGTGCCGCGCGCTGGATGTCAGTCTCGCCTGGATGCGTCGCCCGCCACCGTAGCCGCTCGCCGCGGTGCATGAGCATGAAGGACAGCTCGCGCTCCAGTTCGTCCGGGTGGTATTTGGCGCAGCGCATCACGTTGGCGAGTCCGCCATCGATGTCGTTCCAGGCCTCGACCTTGCTGCGTGGCTTGGCCAGAAGCACCGCGCCCATGCCGCCGAACGGCTCGACGTAGCAGGTGTGCTCGGGCAGCATGGCGATGATGCGGCGCGCCAGCCAGCGCTTGCCGCCCACGTACCTCAGAAATGGTGTTACCGGCTTGTGCTCACCCGCCATACAACCCCTCCCTTACCGCTCTAAGCGTCTCGGCATCGAGCGTGCGGCCGGCGCGTCCGGCCTCGCGCTCGATGGCGTCCAGTTTCGTTTTCACTTCATCGGCCCACTTCTTTTGTCCGATGCTGGCCCGGCTGGCCTCGGCAATCGCCCGCGCCGCCTGGCTTAAAATCTTCACCTGGTCGGCGGGGTCGGCATCCTGCGCTTCGGTCACTCGGGTCATGGCCTCAAAGAGGCTCGATTGCACCATCCGCAGCACGGCCGCGCTGTGCTCGTCGGCTTCATCGGGGGCGGATTGCGCAATCAGCCGCGCCGCCTCGGTGCTGGCCTTGATGCGCGACATGACGTTTTGCAGGCGCTGGTCGTAGCGATGCACGGCGGCATGGCTGATTTCAAAGCCTTGCTCCTTCAGCCAGGCCGACAGCGCCATGTAGCCGCCGTGGGTCTTGTCCAGCAGCAGGCGCTCTAGCTGGGTTTTCAGATCGGCAGGCAGGCTGTCGATTTTGGGTCGGCGGGCCATTACGCGCCCCCCAGAATGATTCTGGCAAGCTGCCCGATGGCATCCATCGTCAGGGCCACGCCACGCCGCTTGGCCTCATCCTTGATCTGCTGAAAAAATCCTTCTTTGCGCAGGATTTCCGCCAGGTCGTGCCCGGCCCACGTCAAGCCCATCAGCCGATCAGGCCACACCTTCGGATCGCCCTTGACCAGTCCGGCCTCTGCAAGCATCCAGAAATACTCAACCGCTTCGTCAGCCTCAAGGCCAGGGATGTCATCCCGGCCAACGGAGCGCCCCTTGGGCGCATCCTCAACCGCCCGGAGCACGGCGCGAATCTTGTCCCAGTCGCGGCGCATGTCACCACCTCGGCGGGCGGGCGATGTCGGGCGGGCAGTCGGCGCGGTATTCCACCAGGCTCTCGCCCTCCGCCGTCAGTTCCGCCCACCACACGGGGCCGCTCTTGCCAATCGCCACCAGGCCGCGCTTTTCCAGGCTGCACAATTCAGCGCGCACCTGGTCGGCCGTGGAGCGCAGCAGCACGTCACGCGCCGTCATCAAGAGCACATGCTCATTCACGCCATAAGGCCGCCCGTGCCACAGCGCCGACAGCAGGATCCAGCGCAGCGCCTCGCGCTCGGCCCGCGCCATGTCGATGGCGGCATCAATTCTGTTTTGCATTCATCACCCCCCGGATGTCGATCAGCACTTCGGTCAGGCGGTCGATCTTGGCGTTGATCGTGGTGTATTCGCGGATCGCATCCTCGCGCCGCTGGTAATGCAAGGGCAGTTCCGCCATCAGCCGTTCAAAGCGGCCTTCCAGGTCGTCGATACGCTTCAAACGGGTTTCGATCTCGTCGATCATGCGCCCGGCAAACCACTTCAACAGGCCGAACACGCCCCCCAGCACGATGCCGGAAACGCTCAATAGCCAGGTAATGGGGATGCCGTCGGCAATCTGATATTCAGTCATTGCGGCCACCCGTCGAGGAGGAGCCGGACATCGGCGGCATGGCCGTCAGCCTGCTGCGCCAGATCAAGATATGTTGCCGCGCACTCGCCGAGTAGCTCTCGGGCGGGATCGGGGTTGAGACCGTCGGCGCCGCCGGCAGCGAGGGACAGGCCGTAGGGCTGGGCAAGGGTGTCGCGCAGCCGCTCAAGCTCAGTGCGAGCAGCGCGATGATCGGCGCGCACCCGCGCCAGGGTTTGTTGATGCGCATGGGTTGCCTCATGGATTCGCGTTTGAAAAATCCGCTCCTGCGCCCGCGCCGCTTCCTGCGCCGCCGCACGCGCGGCCTCCAGTTCGCTGCGCAGTTCGGCCTCGTGCCGGGCGCTCTCCAGCCGCACGTTATCCAGGCGCACGGCCTGAACAAACCAGACGGCGCACCCCGTGACCGCCGCCGCCAGGAGCGGGGTCGCCCACGGGCGCCAGCTTGCGACAATGGATACTGGCGTCATGGCCGCCCCTCCGTGCACAGTTTGAATTCATCCTGCCGGCGCCTGACCAGCCCGGCCATGACCCGGCCGCCCGCCCGGTTCCACTTGAGGATTTCGGCGCAGGCCGCGTCGTAGTTCGGCGGGGTTTCTTTCAGGCGCTTGACCAGCGTCGACCGGCAAAAGGCGCCTGTGCCGATGTTGTAGGTCAGCGAAACGTAGGCGTCCCACTCATGCGGGTAGAGCGGCACCGGCCCCAGGCAGGCTTTCATCTCGCGCTGCATGCGGTCCACGTCTTGCCCCAGGCGCACCAGGGCACGCTCCACCGACATCTTGTCGCCGCGCGCTACCTTGCGCCCATCGGCATGGGTGGTGCTGCCAAAGCCCACGGTCTGCACGCCCACGCCGTCGTCGTAGGCGGTTTCCCGGTAGCCTTCGTGCACGGCGATGCCGATCAGGCCGGCAGCCGACAGGACAAGAAAGGAGGGGAGGAGTCGTCTCATGCCGTCCATTCTGGCGGCATGGACTGAGCGGGCTGAATTAAAGGCGTTTAGCCCGTTTCGCCAGGGCAAGGCAGGGTGGCGGATTACAGGCCCAGCTCGGCCTGGCGCTCTTTTTTGTCTTTTTCCCGCTGGCGGGCAATGATCTGATAGACGTACTGCACGGTGATGCCGAACTCGCGGGCCAGTTGCCGCTGGTTGTGCCCGGTGAATTTGCGCCACACCTCGATGTCGCGGCCATGCGCCGCCAGGCGGATGTCTTTGGGCACGTAGAAGTATTCGCCGCCGCAGGTTTCCAGCACCCGGCGCAGCACGTCATAAGCCGCCTGGTCGGCAGCCTCGGGGGCAAGCCCCAGCACTTCGGACAGTCCGGCGGCGATGGATTCATGCAGGATCACCGCGCCTTCGGGCAGGGTCTCAGGCAGCGGCATGGGTCGCCTCCATGCGATAAAACCAGGTGTTGCCCTCGCGGCGGCAGGTAATCGCCAGCCCGTTGTCACGCAATTCGGCAATGCAGGAATTCACGGCGCACACACCGGCGCCGATGATGATGTCGAGGGTGGAGTATTCTCGCCCGTCGGCGAGCAGATCAGCCACGCGCCTTAGGCGTGCGGAGTTTTTCAGGCGAGCCGCTTTCATGGCTGTGGGGCATCCTCAGCTTTTTGGTGATGCTGGCCAACATCACCCGCGCCCTCTCGCGGTCTGCCTCCGTTGCCGGAGGCGCATGGAGTTTAAGCGGTTCCGGACGCGCCGGCAATGCCTCCAGCAAGTGCTTGGGGGCAGGCCAGCTTTCACGCACTCGCGCCAGGGTCATGAACGCCGTATGAAACCTTCCGGCATCCAGCGCTTCATCGTAGTCGCCACTCGCAGCAAGTGTTTCCGCCCAGATGCGCGTCACTTCGCCCATTGCCACGCCAGCCGGCGAGCCGTCGAGATTCAGAAGGCGCAGCCGCTCCATGTGATACTTGACGATCTCACCCAGCCAACGAGGAACTTTGACGTGGACCTTCACTCGTCATCTCCGAACGATACATTCCTGATAGCCATAGCCGCTTGCTCGGCGGCAGTGATGCGCCGGCCAGCAGCGGGAGCTGATCGCCTTACCGCCTCTTCGTGCATGCGCACCGCCAGTGCATCAACAAGCTGCCCGCCAGCCTGGACTGGCATGGCAGCAGGCATCCCTTCCAGCACCCGCCGCAGGTAGTTGTGATTCTTCATCGGCACCGCGCCGGACTTGGCGCGAATTGCCTCCACCGTCTCGGCCATGGCCGCAGAAAGTCGCAAAGAATCCGCGCAAAGCGCCAGCGCCTCACGCGCCAGGCGCAGCGCCCTGTCGTTCGACAGGTCGCGCTTTTCGGGGCGGAACAGGCCCAGATACTGCACCAGTGCGCGGGAAGCTTCGCCCGGCAGGTTCGCCAGAATACCCAGCAGCTCGCGCCCGGCCTCGTCCTGGCACACCGCCTCCAGGCTGATCTGGCTGTGGCACACGGGGCAGCGTCCCAGCATCATGATTCACCCCGCTTTGAAAGGCTCTTCTGCCAGCGCTTCAGCCCGGAAATCACGCGGGTCGCGCCATCGCGGGACAAAAACCGCACCGCATCCACCCCCGCCGTTCGGCCAACGAAGCTCGCCAGCCGGCCATCGTCCAGGCCATCCGCCCAGCCAAACGACAGGGCCAGGCGCTCGATCTCCGCCCACTGGCTGGGCGTGGGCCGCTCCCAGCCGGCACCGCCGCGCGGCTTCGGCCCCGGCACGCCAATCTGCACGCCCTTGCCCTTGTAATGCCAGAGTAGCCGTCGCAGCTCGGTATCCGTCATGTCGGCACAGCTTTCCTTGCCCACCACGGCCCGCTGCACGGCCTTGCGCTCGTCGTCAGACAGGCCGGCCAGCACGGCGGCCTTGTGGGCCAGCCCGATCAGGGCGCGGCGCTCAGGCGTTGCGGCAGGCATCGTAAGCCTCGGCAGCGGGTTCGTAGGCAAATTCCGGGTCGCACAGCACCCGCGTGGCCAGCATGGCGGCATCGCCCGCGCCATGCACGGCAATCCGGCGCAGGGCTATTTCGTAGGCGGCCGCCCGGTGCAGCACGCGATCAACCAGCCGGGCGTCCTGCTCGGTGGTCATGCCTTTGTTGATACGATCAACCAGGGTACTCATCATCTTCTCCAGTTCTCCAGCCAGTCTGGCGAATGCCCCGCCCGCAGCACAGGCGGCAGGGCATTGACCCGGCGGGCTGTTACTTTTCGGCCAGGAATTTCACGCTGGTGGACTTGCCCACCTTCAGGCAGGCGCGGATCGACGGCTGCAAGGGGTCGTCGGCATCGCACGCCATCTCCACCAGGCGCGGCTCCGGCTTATAGACGGCCTCGCATTTCACCAGGTCGCCAAAGCGCTCGCCCAGCACCGCCGCCAGCTTGTCCGCATCGCCAATCGACACCCGCTCGGACTCGGAAACCACCACCCGGCAAACCCCCTTGATCACCAGGCTGTTGCCCACCAGCGCCTCGGCAAGCTGCGCCTTGATCGGCTTCAGTTCTTCTTCCAGCGCAGCAATCTGCTTCTGGATGTCCCAGCCCTTCATCCCCAGCCGGATCAGGGAAGGATCGGCCGCGCTCACCTCGCCGGTTTCGCGCTCAACGATTTCTGCTGCCACCACGACCTCATCTTTCAGTTTGGCTTTTGCCATTTCGATTTCTCCAAAGCCCACCCCGGCCAGGGTGGTGATGCCCTCAGATACCGGCCCGCTTGGTGGGCCTGGCTGGAAACATGACTCGGGTCACATGCCCCATTACACCTTTGCGAGGCGGCCGCCGATGGTCGTGTAAGAGTTCGATGCGGCGTAGAAGACGAGCAGAGAGAACAGGCCGGCGTACGCGCCGTTGCCCCAAGTGCCGCCGTGGTAGGCCACGGTGTTGGGGAAGCTCCAGAAGTAGTCGCCGAAGGCCGATTCGTCGCGGTCGTCGCGCGTCGTGGCGGGCAGGAAAACCGCGCCCAGGTCGAAACCGGCGTCGCGGTCGGTGGCGCGGCGGCGGAACCAGCCATCGCCCGGCGCCCCGACATCAGTCTCCACGTAGGTCTGGCTGCCGTCGGTGGCCCAGATGCGGTATTCGCTGTCGGCATTGGTCTGCAAGCCATCGACCATCTGCCAGACGTTGCCCCACAAGCCGACGATGCCGCGCCAGGTGGCCTGGGTGACCACTTCATCATCAACCGGACGCACGCCGCCGCCATTCACGTTGCCATCGCCCAGGATGGATCTGGCGTCCGGCGTGCCCAGCTCGATCAGCAGCAGCGCCTGGATGGCCGCGAGCTGGTAGATGCTCCAGAGCATCCAGCCCTCGCCGCGCGCGGCGGCGCGCGCCTGCATGGTCGGGAAGTTGATGGAGGCCAACGGCTTCAGGCCGGGCTGGCTGCCCAGCTTGTCGTCGCCGTCCGGCGTGCCCTGGAACTTCCCGACGTGGAACTGGGCCAGTTCGGCGCCGTGGTGACGGAACGCGGGGTGCAGCTCGAAGCCGGGCGCGGGTTCGGGGCTGACCCACAGCGCCTTTTTGCCCGCGTGCTCGCCGGCGGGCACGGCGCCGGCGCGGTAGTAGAAGGCCGGCACACGAACCATCTGCTGTCCGTCGATCACCTCGTCGGCGATGCCGGCGTAGGTCGGGTGGGCGTCGAAGTCGCCGGCGGCCGGCGCGATGCTGTTGCCCTCGGCGTCGATGCGCTGCCAGTTGCCCAGCGCCTTGCCGATGATGATGCCGATGATTTTTTCCATGTCTTTGCTCCTTAATGTCCTGTATGAGTCAGCCGCGCAGCGTTGGCATAAGATGTCCGTTTCGCTCGAACTGCCGGAGCCACCGATGCACCGCGTTTTTCCCGACCTTGAAACCGACCTCTCCATCATTGCCAACGTCCGCGCCAGCTTGATCGGCCTTCCGGCGACGCCGGAGAACCGGAGGAGCATTTCGCCCTTCACCTGCGCGCCGCGCTGCTACCTCATTGACGGCACCGGTGTCGTGGCCGTCTTGACCTTCGATGTTCACGACGAGCTTGACGCCGTGCTGCTTGCTCTCTTGCCGCATTGCAAACCTCCGCTTGAATACTGGTTCCTGGAAGACGATCAGGTCGTGCAGCATGGCGAAACCGACGAGGCCGATATTGCCGATGCTGCCGCCTGGCACGCCGCCAGGGCTTAAACCGTCAATTCCGCCACCCGGCAGCCGCCGCAATCCTGCCGGGGGCACGCGAAACACAAATCGTTCAGGCTGGCTTTTTCCTTGCCCGCCGCCGCCTTCTTCACCACTTCTTCCAGCGCCTGATACCGCTGGATCAACTCGCTGCCGGGCCGCTCGTACTTGCCGGAGCGCAACCGGCTGGCCACCGCCTTGGAACATCCCAGCACGGCGCCGATGTCTGCCAACGTCAGCTCCATCAGTCCTCCGGCTCAAATGCCACCGTATCCGTCACCAGCAGCCGGCGCTGCATCGTTGCCAGGGTGCGCTGCTGGTTGCTCGCCATCTGTCTCGGGGTCTGCGCCATCACTCACCCTCCCGTGCTACGCTTTCGGTATGAAACCGACGATTAAAGACCTTGCCGCTGAAGTCGCCATCCTTCGGGAACATCACCTGCTCCGCGAATTCGAGGCCAGCCAGCTCCGCGTCGAGCTTTCTTCGATGCGCCAGCATGTCAGCAGCCTGCGGGCTGAGAAGGATCGGCTTCATGACCAGCTTTTCTCCACCATGAACCAGCTCGACGTGCTGGTGCTGGCGATCAAGCAAGCGGATTTCCGTATGCGCGGCTTCAATCCGCTCATGGATGCGGTCGATCTGCTCTACCGAGACCTCTTCATGCAAAACGAGTCCGCTAGATCGCAGGAGGATCAGCGCCTCATTGAGGAGACACAGTGCCTGCTCGATGCCTGTGAGCGCTTGCGTGACCGGCTTTTCGACTAGCTTTTCCAT